TTTTCAATCGTGACGACTCTCATGAGAAACCGAACAGAGTTAATGATATAGGTTAATGAATTTGTATTGGTGATTTCAGTTTTTAACATATGTCTACACCAAGAAAGTGCAGTAGGTGAATCTTCTCTCAAAAACTTCCACATTGCAATGTGAGACTGTTTACTTAAATTCATCATTTGTGTGAGAGAAACGTCTGTGAAACCATAATCTGCAAATGTTTGACATAACATCACCCATCTACAACGAATACGTTCATCAGGATCTTCTGGTTCATCAGGTACAGGAATTGAATGGTGAAGTCGAAATGCCCATAGTTCTCTCAATCGTTTGCGAACTTCTATTGTTAATGGTGTTCGTGTGTATGGATTTGAAGGTTCAACAGATTTCAAAGACCAAGTCCAAATGGTTCTAAATGAGAACCACCATATCTTATCATTTTCTATAAAAGAAAAATAGTCAAATGGATGTTGCCGTGAAGCTTCATCACCCGACACTAACTCTTCATCATTTGCGAGACCTTTCCTTCGTAAAACACCTGGACCTGTTAGTCTAAGATGATGTCGAACAAACCAACCCCTAGCTATTGCTTGACATTTGATGATTCGTACATCATTCTCACGTGTATCCTTCCAAAGTGTTACGTTTTTAGCTCTCGCATGATTTCCACATAAACTATGTCCAAAAACTGCATTTGCATTACATTGGATAGTAGAGCCTTTCTTCTTAACTGCAGCACATCTAACCATTCTTTAGCGAAGGTTTATTATATGAAAGTCGTCATTTATTAAAAGTAAACTCATAAACGTCCGGACAAAATGGATCTAAACCCAAGCAGACTTATAGAATGTATACCCAGAGCAAAATGTCCGTCAACGCAATCATCAACGCATCCAATCTAGACATCAACAAGGTTTCTTTCGGAGATATCCGTGTAAGCAAGACCAACGGTTCCAAGAGTGTTCCGATCAAGTACAATGGACAGAACTTCCAGATGCGAATCCCAAAACTTCAGTATCCAATGGGCGTCTCAATCAAAGAAACTGAGAACGGAACCAACTACACAATGCTCGCTAGTCTTCGCGGCTGCGACTCCTACGCTAAGGAGCGTGCTACAGATGAAGCAGGTGAGATTGGTCAAATGTACAACTTTCTCAAGGATCTTGAAGAGAAGGTCATCCGAACAGCTGTTGAGAAATCAGTCTCATGGTTCGGTCGTGCTCGCAAGGAGGATGTCCTCCGTGACAGCATGAAGTCACTAGTCAGTCCTAGTGTAGAGAAGCAGGGTGCTGAATGGGTTCCCAATGGAAAGTACCCTCCAAGCTTCAGAATGAAGGTTCCAGTCTATGATGGAAAGGTAAACATGGACGCAGTGGACATGGCAAATCGCCCAATTCCTCTAAGCACTGATAACTTAGAGACTGTGTTTCCAAAGCGAATGGAAGCAAGGTTCATCGTTAGCCCGAGTATCTACGTCTCTGGCCAGGGCTTTGGAGTGACATGGCGTATTTCGTATGCGCAAGTCTCGGCTCAGTCACGAGTGACAGCTGCTCAGTTGTTTGAACCTGAGGAAGATGGTGGAGAGGAAGAGGATGAGGAGGCGAGACCAACTGTGGCTGAGCGTCTAGAGGAGGCAGCTCAAGAGGAGCCAAAGTTTGTTCCTGCGTCTCCATCAGCTCCACCTGAGATTGAAGTGAAGGCTGCTCCTCCGGCACCTGCAAAGCCATCAAAGCGTCGTGTAGTGGGCGCTGTGATTTAAATCCTAAAAGTTCCCAAATTCTAGAATCAGCTGGTGGTTCACAGACGTATAAATCATCGTCTATAAATATAATTTTTGATTGATCTGGAAAGTCTAGTTCCGTTTGAGTTTGGAACTCAAAACATTCCGTTTTTTTCATGGATTTACTACCACAAACCGAACAACGATATACACTAGGTCTGTTAAGTACCATATCCACTGTAAGAATTCGAGTAGATCCATGAAGACATGCATTTAAAAGTGAACTAGGAGTAGTCCAATCTTCTGCAATAAACATCTCGACAGCGGGTCGTGATAACACTGACCAAATACTTTGTTCGTTTGTCCATTGTTCTTGAAGAAGAGTAGCAAAAGGATTATCGTGAAACCAAAGAATACGAAAATCAGCTTGATTCTCAAGTGAATGTTCTACCAATCCTACTCTCTCTAGATCTTCAGTATATAACCAATATACATTAGCATGCTCGTATTGTCTGTCTCGGGAACCCCTGTAGACATCACGACCATCCATATTCCATAAATCAGACACGACATCTACGTCATGTTCCACAATGTCTCTTGATAAATCTGTATAGATCACTTTTGGATCCAGTATAGACTGCATTACTCAAAGGATACAACAACCTTTACGTCATGGTGACGCACGGCCTTAGTCGCAGAGCGGCTTAGTTCATGTCGTTTTCTACGAACACCTTCTTCAGTTGTCTTGGGTTGAATCGTTGTTGAACAGGCTTCCATATCCGCATGAATTTCATCATAATGTTCTTCCAAATACTTGAGAACATCATCTTGAAGTGCCCATTCAAAGAAGTTGAGTTGTCCGACCGTTGTATCCAATCCCATAAATTGAATACGCTTCCAACGGCAGAATGGGTCAAACATCTTTTTACTGTACGCTTTCAGATGAGATTTGTAAGCAAGATATACAATGACGTGTCGAGATCCAACTAGATAGGATACATTATGCTTCTTTGCGTAGTTGGTCACTAACCAATCAAGGAGCCTAAGACTAATCTTAGATTCGCCTGATAGAATGGATTGAACTTTTTTGAAGTTTTCTTCATTTGAATAAAAGCCTTGTAAGCGGTGTAAAACCCAGTGATCACGATTTTGAATGACCTCCATTTTGTATCTTTACTGCGGTATTCTCGCTTAAAGTGGGTCGGTAGAATAAAGACAAATGGCTGCAATTGATTGTCCTGGAATTATTTTGCCTTCAGACATTCCAAAACTTGAACCCATTGAGAAGGAAAGAGAGCAAGAACCTGGTGTTTCAAAAGCTATCTGTACTTGGGAAGCAGTTAATCGAATTCGTGAAGAAGGTGGAGTTATGGAAGCCACTACACCCGGTCTTTTTATGATAATTGATGGTGAAAAGGAATACAAGACTTTCTTAGAAATGGTTCAAGATCAGCCTCAGCAACCTGATCCAATCTTTAAGGAAGGTGATGTGATTCCTACGATTGAAGACGCAGGATTTCCACTAGATCGTCAGGATGAGATTGATGCAGAGTTCAAGAAGATGTACGATGAAATGTTCAGTCGATCCTCTGAACTAGGTGTTATGGGAGCAGGTGACTTTGAATCCTATCTTTCACAACGTAAACAAGCTTACAATGAAATGTTCAGACAAAACGAACTTTCGCCTAGTAAACTAGAACAAGATAATGGAGGAGGTCTTAACTTCCTATCTACTCGACGAACGTCCATATACTCACCTCAACGTTCGACTACGCCGATTTGTAGTCCTATGTCATCTTCTTGCGCCTGCTCTACCAATTCGCTTTGTGAAGAAATATGTTCGGGATCTTGCTCACAAACTAATGATGGGAGATGTGGGAAAACTGTGGATTCGTGATCGGTGTTTTGAACGTACGATCCGATTGTATGGAAAGCAAGATCAGAGAACCGATGCTTGGCACACACAAAGAGGGACAATGATCACTGCTTCAGAAGTTTCAAAGGTTTGGAGTACTCCTGCATCTCGTCTTGAACTTTTATTGAAAAAGCTTGAACCTCCTGCAAAAACAGAAAACAACGCATTCAACTCAGTTCCAGCGTTAATTTGGGGAACACGATTTGAACCTGTCGCAAAGAAGATTTACGAAGATACAACGGGATGCGATATTATTGATGTAGGATGTTGTCAGCATCCAGTCTACAAATTTCTAGGTGCATCACCAGATGGATTGATTGTTCCACGATATGCGGATGCTGATCCACGTCGATATGGACGATTAGTAGAGTTTAAGTGTCCTATGAGTCGAGTTCGTAAAGATGAAATCCCAAGTTATTACATACATCAAATGCAGATGCAAATGGAATGTACGGG